GGTTCTCCGCCGGGGCCACGGGTCTTGATGATGAAGCACTCGCCGTCACGATCCATCAGGCGGCAGCAGATGTGCTGGAGTTCAAAGAACGAGAACCGTCCCGTGATATCACAGGCTCGGGAAGCCCATTGCTTGAAGTAAATTTCTGCGGCGTCGTCCCACATCTCGTCGCCAGACTGGGACTGGGGCTTGATGCCAGCCCCGACCGTGTAGAGGGCCATGTCCGACAGCACCTGACGGATCAGGCCGGCGTTCAACTCCAACCAGCGCATCTTGCGCGTGGTCTCCATGCGGTCGAAGACCGTCATGGTCTTCTTGAAGTCCTGCGGCCAAGACGACCAAATCCAAGAACGCTTGTTGCTGAACTTTGCGGACTCGAAATTGGAGAAGATGCCCGGGCCAGAGCCGCCGCCCGACGCCTGCTTCACGGGTACCGGCGAGGCAGCTCCCTTGGGCGTCTTAGGTTTCTTGGCCTGCGGGATGGCAGGCTTGCTCGGCTTTTTGGGTCGCATCAGAGTCCTCGGAAGTTATTGAGCATATTGATGACCCGGACACGGTCGACGGCACCGTAGGTCTGGGGGTCTTTGACCATCAGCGCGTAGCGGCATTCCACCAAGACGGTGGAGATGTCCATCGGGAACTCCTTCACGACATTCGTGCCGGAGTCGGAGTATTCCATCATGGTCTTACCCTGCTTCAGGAGTTCCTTCGCCTTGGCGACAATCTCAAGGATGTCGCAAATGTCGAAAATAAGGAAGATACCTTGGGGTCGTGCCATTTGCGTTTAGCCCCGTGTAAAAGGGCCGGCTGACCCCACCCCATGAACGATCCACAAGAGCCACCCGTGGTATGTATGTCGAGCCAGCCGGCTTGGGATGTAAGATGCCATTGGGAGTCTTGGCGTCAAGCGGTTTCTTCCTCGACCTGCTTTTCGTCAGGCTTTCGGTCTTCTGGCTTCCCGTTGCGGTTCTTGCCGCGCCCGATGAGCTTGGCCATCAGGGCGGGAACCATGCCGATGACCTCGGCGTCCCAAAGGTGGTTCGCACGTTCGCCGATGGGAAGCCAGATGGCCTGCCCGTTGGCCTGGCGGGTGCGGTGTTCCGATTGCATCTGCTTGCGGTACTCGTCGCCGGCGTCCTCGGGGTAGGTATGATGCCCTGCGCGGCGAAGGCGGGAGATGGAATCCTTGAAGTAAAGGTTGGAGAATAGGTACAGTTTGCAGGACGTCTGGCCGACTTGGATCACCTTGGCTCGGGCGTAAGGGCGGTAGGCCACCTTGATGCCGTAGGGCGTCTGGATACGCCACGGGAACTCATTCTGGCCGGAACCCTTCGTGGCGTTCCAGGCGTACTTCGCGCACATACGGTAGACGGTATCGGTGTTCGGGCCGTCACCCGAGTCGACGAAGACAAAGAAGTCGGAGACCTCCAGGCGTTTCTGGGCTTCCCGAAGTTCCTCCTCGGTGTCGCAGTAGCCCCATTGCACCATGCGTGACTTGCCGTCCAAGGCCCATGCACGGACAATCCAGTAGAAGCCCTTGCGCTGCACGTCGACGGCCATGAAGCGAAGGCGGGCGAACTGCTTGGCCTTCTTGTAATCGTCCTTGAAGGGAGGTTCGGCGAGCTTGCTATCGACCATGAATGCCTCGTCGTCCCATTGGTCGAGCATTTTGTAGCCCTGCGGCATGACTTCGCCGCCGCCGTCATCAGGATCGTCAGACCAACTGAGGGCCAGACGCTTCTGCTTGAATTCACGACGGGCGACGTCGTCACCGTGTTCCTCGAAAGCCTGCTTCGCACGGATGGCCATCTCAGCCAGTTTGCCCCAGTCCAAGCCCCATTGAGCGCAGAGGGAATTCCAATGGAATCCGACGACGCCCTTGGGAGCGTTCTGGTTCATCGGGATGTACTCGCCGGTCAGGTTCAGCTCGGCGCGGACTTCAAACGAGTCACGGTAGCGGTGCTTGCACGACTTGCACTCGTAGGTGCAGCCGGCCTTGACCTTGTCCAAGTTCCAGCCGTTCGGCTCCCGTGCGTCCTCGGGGTAGATCAACTGCTCCCACTCCCACGCCTGGCGGGTTCCGCATTGCGTACACTTGAACGTCCACTCCCGTCGGTCGGACTGGTTCCACAGGTCGGTGATATCGTCGCCCTCGACGCCGCCCTGCGAGACGAGCAGAGACTTGCCCTGCCAGATGAAGGCCGTGCGACGCGCCAAGGCTTCGTTCAAGTGACCCTTAGGCCAGAGCCAGACTTCGTCGCCGCCGAGAAATCGGATGGAACGACGCTGGAGGTTCTTCTTGTTATTCGCACCCAGCACCCAGACGGTGTTGCGCTCGAAACGGGTCTTCTTCCATTGGTTGCGTTCAGAGTCCTCCATCTTGGCCAGAGTCGCCGGAGTGGCTTCCCACATCGGACGTAGGCGGTCTTTCTGCCAGTCTTGGGCGTTGTCGTCGACATCCTGCAAGAGCAGGGTCGGGCCAGGCGAACGGGCAGGGATGAAGGTCGACCACAGTTCCAGCAGGGATGACTTGCCCATCTGGACGGCACCCAAGACGACGACGGTGGTGATCTCGGGGTCGCTCAAGGCACGGAGAATCGGAGCGAGGAACGGCGTGGACTCCACTCGGAACGGTCCGGGCTGCGGCGAGCCGGGGACTTCGCGCACGTTGGCTTCCAGCCATGCGACGATATCACCTTCGGGATCGGGCGTCATCATCGCACGGATGTGAGCCTCGAAAGTATCGACTGTATGCGGGTCGATGATCACTTGAATTCAGGCAAATCCTTCTTGTTCCAAGATTCGTTCCTGAATCGCTCGTAGACATCGAACCATTTGTCCAAAGCCTTGTCGATGTCGTCGGGAGGACACTCGCACATCATCCTAGCCATCTGCCTGTCCTCAAGCACGGCCTTGGCCAGATTGATGGACGCTTGAATCAAATCTTCTCTGGTCATAGGCCACACATCCCTTCGCATTCGGATTGAAAGTCGAAGTTCTGCTGACCCTTGTCTTCTTCGGAATCAAAATCCATCTCACGGAGAGGCTTTCGGTTTACGTTCAGGTATACGCTCATACGCATACCTCCCCTGTTCTCGTTCCAGAGGCTTCGGAGCTTCTCATCGAACTCAATGGCCTTCTGGAAGTGTTCAGGGTCTTCGTTCCTCATGCGACGCCATTCTTCCTTGGAGTGGAACGGGCAATAGTAGCAAGCGGAACGAGGAGGAATCGGATATCCGTTATTCTTCATCCATTCAAGGCAATGACCTCTGGTCATACGCTTCTCGACGAGAGGCCAGCGGTGCTGCGTCCACTTCTTGTTCGGTAGTTTCATCCGCTGCATCTCGTCGTAGGAGATGCCGATCCATTGCGTCACCACCGGCGTTATGTCGTTCTTGGTTACCTTGCAGCGTCTCTTAATTTCTGCCACGATGGGCATCACCTTGTAGTCTGCGGTACAGGCACGACCAAGCATTCCCGAAAACTCACCCTTGTCGGAAACCCCGAAGGCAGGGATGATTCTCTTGAGGTAGGTGACCTTGCCGTAAATCTTGCTGTCCTTCGTCCTGACGCGCAGGGAGTCTTCGGTAAGGTTACCCCTTGTTACACGGATGACAGGAAACGGCAATTGAGTCTCAAGCCAGTCGAGCCACTTGTAGACGCTGGTCGGTTCGGCCTGGGTGTCGGCGAACACGGCAAAGTCAGGCATCGGTCCGACCTCACCCTTTGCAGCCATCAAGGCCAACGCCGACGACTGGACGCCGGCACCAAGGTTAAGGACGGTATACTTCGTGGGAGGCGGAGGTTCAAAGAAGCTCATGTCGATTCGACCTCATCTACGGACTCATCTTCCCCAGAGTCAACCTCGATTGGTTCCTCGGTGTCGGCTTCCTTGACCACGGCCTGTTCGGCGTAGCCGGCGGCGGCGGACAGACGCTCAAGCATCTTCTTCACCTCGTCGTCGATGGCCTTCATGGCACGTCCCGGGTTGTCGGGGTTTACCCTCGACGCCAGTTTCGTGCCGAGCTGCGTGACCTCTTCACGGACCTGCGCGAACACTCGCCCGAACCTTTCGATGGCGGTCTGGGTGCGGATGTACTCCCGGCTGGCGATCTGCCTCGCCTGGAGTTCCTTTTCCAGCGTCACCAAGGTCTTCACCAACTTATCGTAGGTCGCATAGGACTTGCTGGCGTCGGGCGAGTTGCTGCCGAGGTCGTCAAGGTACTGCTGATACGCCAGAGCCTTCAGTTCGCGCTGACGCTCGACGGTCTCGGTGAAGTCCTTGTCGGGACGGACGGATGAACCCATGCGTCCGGCACCTCGGGCCATGTACCACGACTCTGCGGCCTCGATGGAGTCGAGGGGCATCCCTTGCTGGATGAATTTGTTGATTGCCTGCTTGGTGACGCCGAAGCGTCCGGCAAGGTCGATGGGACGTACCTTGTCGCTCATCGAAGTTTCTTCCTCCGCGCCACGGAAAGTTTCTTACACGCTGATTCGGACTTCATGTACATCGACGGCGGAAGGGATAGGTTACGCTGGATGGTCTTCACCCGAGCGGAGATGGCGGCACGGGTCAGGCGGTGCTGGTTGGCCAGAGCCGTCATGGTCGGCTGGTCGGGCATCCCGAGGGCGAGCTTGATGCACGTCCCGTGCAGCCGGACTTCGGCGTGGGTCGACATATCAATCACGGCGATCACCTTGCGGAGGATGTCCAGCACCATGTCCTGCGTGAAGAGTCTTTCGCTCATCTCCGTGTACGTCCTTTCGCGCATCTGCCATTGCACCGCTTGCAACTGGTTGATGTCGTAGCCTTCGCTCTTCGACTCGTCTTCGTGGTCGGACACGGGTTCGCCTCCGAAGTAACGATGAGCGTGGGGAACCCCGGCATCGTCAGGGTTTCTGTGGTTAAATCCAGTCGCTTCCAATGCCGCCCTATCCACTTTGGAGAGCCGCTTCCAGAACCTTTG